ATTCACGATTGATCAGTACCTGCAATCAGCTTCTTACCTTACTAAGAAAGCTTCTCAGGACTCATTCTATGCTGCTCAATTAGAAGCTCGTTTTGTTCCTGAACAAGAACGTGCAATCATGGAGCACTTTGAGGCTACTACATTTGCCTCGCCTGAAGTTGGTGTTGCAAACAACGCACAAGAACTTCAGAACGGTATTGCTCACCGTATTTCAGGCGGTAATGCCGGTAAGTTGGAACTTTCTGACTTTGCGTATGCTCGTTATACGTTGAAGAAAGCCAATGTTCCTGATCGTGGAATGGTTGCAATTGTTGATCCATCTGTTGAATACCAAATCAATACACTGACGAACCTTGTCAACGTGTCTAACAACCCAATGTGGGAAGGTATTGTTCGTGATGGTGTAGCAACAGGTATGCGTTTCGTAGCTAACGTATATGGTTTCGACGTATATACATCTAACTACTTAAAAGCAACAGTAGCTGATACAGCCTTGAAAGAAAAGGACAATTCAACTACTAACGCCTTTAACTCAACCAATGGTGTAGCTAACTTGTTCTTCTCATCAGATGCTAGTGCTAACCCATTCGTAGGTGCATGGCGTCAAATGCCAGAGGTAGACTACGAGTACAACAAGGACTACCAACGCCACGAGTATGTAACTACTGCTCGTTATGGTGTTAAGAAGTATCGTCCAGAAGGTATTGTTACTATCGTAACTAAGCCTGGTCTATAATAAAATTAAAGGTGGCTCCTTCGGGGGCCATCTTTTCTCTTGACAACACTTATATTTATATGTATAATACTTAAAACACTGGCAGAGGTCTCTAATGGTTAACGTACAACATAATGCACTTACAGGTAATGACTTACATGAACCTAAAGGATTAGCAGGTACTTCCCACAGTGGTCGGGTATACGTTTCTAATGGTAGTGCTTCAGGGGCTTGGACAGCTAGACAAGATTTAATTACCGTTCACATCCACGATATTTCAACAGCAACAGACATTTATGTTCCTATTATAAATGCAGGTACAGTTTCTAAACTTCAGACAGTAACTTCTGCTGCAATAGCTGGGTCAGATTTAATTATAACAGCTTATAACTCTTCTAGTGCTTCGATGGGAAACTTAACGGTTACTCAGTCAGGGTCTGCTGCGGGGGATGTAGATGAAAAGTTACCTACTTCAAACAACACAGTAGCGGCAGGAAGTTACATTAGGATTAATAGCAACGGTGGCCCTTCAAGCCACGTTGATGTAATGCTTATTATAGCCGTGGATCGTACATCATGAAGACAACTCTTTTACAAATTGTACAATCTATTTTGTCAGACATGGATTCTGAAGATGTCAATAGCATTTCAGATACCGTTGAGGCTCAACAGATTGGGTCAGTAGTAGAGGATACCTACTACAATATTATTGCTGCCCGTGAGATACCTGAGCACAATAAGCTGATGACATTGACAGCTATGGCTGACTCAGCTAAACCCACTCACTTCAAGTACCCTACTAACACAAAGCACATTGATAGAGTAGAGTATAACGTAGGGACTGTGTCTAAGAAAGACTTTGCTGAAGTCGCCTTTGTTGATCCAGTTTATTTCTTAGACAACATGGATGAATCAGGTTTACTCGTAGAGACTTACGATGGTAACTTAGACATCTTTGTCGGAACAACCACAGCCCCTAGCTATTACACATCATTTGATGATGAGTATGTTATTATGAACTCTTACGATAGTGCTGTGGATACAACCCTACAGTCATCTAAGATAAGAGCCTTTGGTTCTGTGTACCCTACGTTTAGTCAGACAGATTCTTTTGCACCTGACCTAGACAACACATTGATGCCCTTGCTTTTAGCTGAAGCTAAGTCAACTTGTTTCTCACTGTTCAAAGGGGGTTCAGACCCTAAGGTTGAGCAGGCTGCTCGTCGTTTAAAGTCTTACGTTATGAATGATCAGTATAAAACTAAACGTCCTAACATTAGGAATTACTACGGAAGACATTAATGATTGAGTACGAACACGATACAGAAAACCAATACTGTTTGTGTAAATCAGATAAGTTACTAGCTGAAGTATACATTGAAAAAGAAGTTGGTGGTTATAGGTTTTTCACTATTCGTTATCAACGTGGGCCAGTTCCCAAAGAACTATCAGGTAGATACACGAACATACCAGCAGCACAGAATGCCCTAGAACGGTACTTGCGGAACAAACCTGTTTCTAAAACTAAACGGGTAAGAGAGTACGCAGACCAAAGAGAGATGGAACGAAATGCCGCAAAGTCTAAATCAAAAGGCAGTTAATAACTTTATTAAAGGTTTGATCACTGAAGCTGGTGAGATGACTTTTCCTGAAGGTGCCTCTACAGATGAGTTGAACTGTGATTTACGGCGTGATGGTACTCGTAGGCGTAGACTAGGCGTTAAGCTAGAGGATAGCCACGTTTTAGAACCTGCTACCCAAGCTGCTTTAAATGGCACTAAACCTTTGTCTAGCTTTACTTGGAAGAATGTTGCAGGTAATCCTGACATAGAATACCTTGCAGTTCACAACGGACAATTTGTTATCTTCTACGATCAAAGTGCACCTCCTTATTCTGGAAAGTACTTAGGGTTTGTTGATTTAGCTGATGTTGATACTAGTCCAGCCTATACGGGTATGGACAAACAAGCAAACGCACTTTCATTTTCTTCTATTAATGGTTTATTAATAGGAACACACGCAACTATTGGAAATAGTTTTACAGTATCAGAAGAAATAGCTGCTCTTGTTGGCTCAACAGACTCTTCAGGTTCTGGCACACCAGCCGATATACACATAAGGGTTGAAAACCCTGTTGTAGGTTCTATTTTTACTATTACAGGGACGAACGCATCTGGACAAGTTATTACAGATAGTGTTACTACCCCTAGTGGACACAACACTCCTTGGACGCCAGCAGTTCAGACCTTTGCAACTGTAAGAAGTGTAGAATTATCTGGTAATAGTATTCTAACGGGTTATGTAAGAGTAGGTACTGCAAGCGATACAGATTCTATTGTTAATTTAACAGCGGGGTTAGGCATTGGATTTGCTAAACTTAATGGTGTTTCTACAGGAGTTAATGGTCAAGATTATTTTAAAATAGAAAAAATAGATTTTAAGACAAGAGACTTTAGGTACTTTACGACTGACTTAAAATCTTTATACAAAGAAGAATCTTCAACATATTCTATAGAGATAAGTGATGCCCGTAGATATGATACATATAATTCAGGGTGGGTATCTAAAAGTACGGGAAGAACTTCTGGAAGTACTGAACTTACAGCTTATGACTACTACAGACTTCAAGCCAACACGTCAACTTTATTTCCTCCATTAACTCACCCTTGGTTTTCAGGTAAGAATACTTCGGATCAGTTTGATATAGCTGAGTGGAAGAAAATAGACGGGGGTACTTCTCTTTCAGGAAATGGACACTTTGTATTAGACTTTTTTGACAACGGTTCTAGAGAAAGGGAAGTTATTAAAGCAGACACAGGTATTACAGGTAATTTTATTATACCTCCTTCAGATTTATCTGGGCCTATTACAGAGCCTATAAATTCCCGTTGGAGAGCTTGTGAAGCTTTTTCAGGAAGAGTTTTCTTTGCAGGTTTAGATGACCCCGAATACGGTGGTTCTATTGTATTCTCTAAACTTATTGACTCAAGAGAAGATATAGGCGTTTGTTATCAACAAAACGATCCCACCTCTGAACATTTATCTACTTTGCTTCCTACTGATGGTGGCATGATTACCATACCTGATGCTGACAAAATACAAAGACTGTATGCTTACCAGAGTTCTATCTATGTATTTGCTGAGAATGGAGTCTGGCAGATAAGTGGTGTTGATGGGGTATTTAAAGCTGATGCTTATTCTGTCAACCGTGTAAGCCGTGTGGGTATTCTTAATGCTCAGAGCTTTGTGGCTGCTGATGGTGCACCTTTCTGGTGGTCACGTTACGGTATCCACACACTTAGCACTGATCCAGTGTCAGGTCAAGGTGCTGAACAGAATATTTCTGTAACAACTATACAGAGTTTCTGGGATAGTATTGATGCTGATGCTAGAGAAAAAGTTATTGGTAAGTTTGATCCTATTAACAAAAGAATATACTGGGGCTATCCTAACAAGGATGCTTCCCCTGAGTATAAAATAAACAACTTTTTAATACTTGACATAACTCTTGGTGCTTTTTACCCTTGGAAAATTGAAGACAAAACATCTCAACAGTATGAATCATTTATTGTGGGCTTTGAGTTTTATTCAGGTTTTGGTTCAGATGAATTAGTTAGAGATGTTAGAAATGGGACTGATGGGGCAGATGATGTTGTAGTAGGAAGCGATGATGTTGTCTCAACAGCTATAAACTACCACAACACAGGTGATCCAAATATAATTCTACTTGTTAGTGCTACTGCTAACCAAATACCTAGTAACAGACTTACTATGGGTTCTTTTTCAGGTGGTGACTATAAGGATTGGGGTGAGACTGACTACACATCCTTTGCTGAAACAGGCTATGATTTCGTAGGGGATGCTGTCTTAAAGAAGAATGCACCTTACCTTGTCACCTACTGTCGGGTAACTGAGACAGGATTTACAGGAAACCCTCAGGCTGGATACGAGGCTGTTAATCCTTCAGGTCTTCTTGTCTCATCTTCCTTTGACTTTAGAGAAACCTTTAGCCCTTCTCAACAAGTATACAGAAAAAAGTATCCAGTTGTTGTAGATCCTAACAATTTAGACTTGTATGATTACCCTGAAGATGTTATAACTTCTCGTGTAAAGCTTCGTGGACATGGACGTTCAATGAGGTTAAGATACGAAAGTGAAACTGGCAAGGACTTCATACTTATTGGATGGGGTATTGTCCAAGGTAGGAACCCTAGGTATTGATAAACATTAGAAAAGCGACAGAAGAAGATGTCTTTGACATTCTTGTTTTAGCTAGAGAGTTTTCAAGAGAAGCCCCTAAGTCTCATAAGTGGAACAAAGATAAGACAGAACAGTTTATACTTAGTTCAATCTTAAACTCTGTGTCAGACGTTTTAGTTCTAGAAGAGGACGATGAAGTAAAGGGTGCTCTTGTTTGTATTGTACACGAAATGTACAACTCTCTTACAGTACTTGCAACTGAACTAGCATGGTTTGTTTCAAAAGATTACAGAGGTAAAAAGGGTTCTCTTTTACTTTTAAACTCTTTTGAAGAGTGGGCTAAAAACAATAATGCAGACTATATTACTTTATGTGATATAGAAAGCATAGCTAGTCTAGAAAAACTCTACGTTAGACGAGGTTATAAAAGAACTGAGTCTACTTACATGAAGGAACTTTAGTATGGGTGTAGCAACGACACTAGCGGTTTTAGCCGTAGCTGGAACAGGCTATAGTATCTATCAAGCTGATCAAGGTCAAATTGCAGGTAAAAAACGAGCAAAAGCACAGCAACGTCAACAACAATTAGCTGCGACTAGATCTCGTCGACAAGCCCTGAGAGAAGCTCAAATGCAACGATCTCAGACCTTAGTAGCTTCACAAGCACTGGGTGCAGCAGGTGGTTCAGGAGTAGCTGGTGGTCTTACAGGCCTACAGTCTCAGCTAGGGTCTAGCCTAGGGTATTCAGGTATGCAAGGGCAATTGTCTGGTCAGATCTCATCCTTGGGTGTACAACAGCAAGCAGCTATGGCAAGGTCACAAACAGGTGGAGCAATAGCTGGTTTAAGTATGCAGGGTTTAAGTATGATGCCCTCAGGAAGTTTAAGTAGTGGCCTTTCTAAAGTAGGTGATGCCTTTACTCTTGGTACTAGAGGTCTAGGGAGCTTTAATTAATGGCAACTATTCTAGGACAGGGCATTATAAAGTCAGTCTTCTTAGGTGATGATGAAGAAGAAACTAACGTCACACCTATAGAAGATCCTCGTTCATCTGCTGTTGAACGAAAGGATACTGCTGTCCTAGGTGCTACAGGTAAATTACCTGAAGAATTAGAGATTCCTCATGCTGAGATAACTGAGAGAGTAAACGTAGCTTTGTCTGCTGCTGTAAGTTCTTACACAGATGAGGGTGCTGAAGTATATGAGACAGCAGAAGAATTACAGGATCAGGCCAAGAAGGGTTCTGATCTTGTTTCTATTGGCGACTACTTCGATAACTCATTCCATGCTATGGATAACCCTAGGCTTACAAGTGCCCAGAACCTAGCATCTATGAAGTATCAGCTAACAGTTGACAAACTAACTGATGCTATTCAGGATCGTGCAGCCTCAACGAATGCTGGTTCAGTCTTGAATTGGTTTGATCGTTACATCCTAAGACAGTTTCCTATCGGTGCATTTGAAGATCTTACAATGAAACGTAAGAATGTTTCAGAAGAGTTTGCTCGTGCTCTTGCAGGTAATATGTCTATGGAAGAGTATGAAACATTACTTGACACAAGATTAGACGAGTATCTTGGTCAGGGTGTTTTGTTTGCAGATAACCCTGCTGCTGTTGCTGATCTGTATGCAACAATCGAAAGGTTCGGGAACAACGACATAGCTGTTACTGAGGCTATTATTGGGGCTATCGACATATTCCCCTTTGTGTCAGCTGGTTTCAGCATAGGCGCTAAGAGTGTAAAGGCCGGTAAAAATCTAATAACTCTTTCTCAAAATTCTGCAAAGCCCTCTTCTAAAGGGGCTATTACGATAACAACAAGTAAAGGGTCAGACGGTAAAGAAGTTGTAGAACTTAGAGTAGATGGTAAAGTTGTAGAAACATCTGATAGTATATCTGAAATTAGAAAGATTGCTAAAACAATTACAGATATTTCTCAGTCACCCACAGCATCTACTCGTGCAGGTGTTATTAACGGACCTGACGCTGCAACGGATGTCGCTGAGAATATAGCTGCACGTTCAGATGACCCTGAGAACTTAGCAAGCATGGGACCAAGCCTTACAGATCCTTTGTCTGACAATGCTCCTGTACGTCCACTAGGGCAAGCTGCTATGAATAACCATACAGCCACACAAGTAACAAAGGAAGCCTTTGAGTACGTTGGACGTACTATGGGTGACATATATGATCAAAAACTTTTACAAGAATATATCACTACTAGGGTTAGTAACATTGCATCTACACTTAATCGGGGTGTTATCAACTCAAAGCTTGACGGACGAACAGAGAAGCTTACCGTTCTCCTTGGTCATCCAAAGACAGGCAAAGCTTTAACTAAAGATGCTGCTGAAAAGTATGCTGAGAATGTACCTGAAGCTAATGTCGTAGCTATCAACGCTGACAAGGGTGCATATGCTGTTCAGGTAGATGAAGTAATTAAGATGGATGACTTCATTAAGACTGACAAGTATGCCCAACTGCAACACGTAGAGGGTGTAACAGGTAAGCTGTTCAGCAAACTATTTCAGAGACTACCAACTTCTGGGTATCATTTACTTGACAATGCTGATGCAACTAACTTAGCCTACCGTGCTGAAAGTGGTGCTGTCAGGCTTAATCAACTTAATAAGCCAATGATTGATCAAGTCAACAAGATGTCAGGTAAAGAGATCGATGAGGTAGGGGATATTATTCAGAGGTTACAGTCTCAGGATCTGTCTTCTCAAAGAAACTGGTTTACAGACGATGAGTTTAGTGATCTCTGGAGGGCTGACCACAAAGGTATAGCACCTTCTCAAAAAGTGCTGGATGGTTACAGAGCTTTAGTCAATCTGTCTGACCACACTTATCATTTACGTGCCACAAGTCTTGTCAGAAGAATGCATGCAAATGGCTATCGTCGGATAACTGTTAATGTTGGTGGAGAAGAAACATTCCTAGCTGGTAAAAAACTAGGGGAGCTACCTTCAGATGTTAATGAGTTTATCGATGCTGACTCAGGGGTAAAGTTTACCAAGGATGACTATGACGGACCTATGGTTAATGTCTTTGAAATTGACATGGACATTGGCGGCATCAAGTATGTTGTAGACACCCGTACAATAAAACCCTTAGAGCCTGAAGATGCACTAGGTTATAATGCAGGTGGCCCTCGTGTAAACCCTGAGGCAACTGACTTTGTTGTAATGCTAGACAAAGATGGTAAACCCTTAAAGGTAGCCCTGTCAGCTAGTTCAACTAAGTCGGCTACTACGGCTGCTAAACAGATGGGTAATCTTTACAGAGCATTGAAGGCCGGTGTTTTGTCAGATGATCTTGTCAAGGCTAACAACTCTTGGTATCCAGCTTTAACTAAAGTAAAAGACTTTGAGGATTTTGCAATAGATGCAGGGTTGAACCTAGACGTAGACGATCTTCAGTTCGCAACTAAACGCCGTGATGAAAACATCTTTACCGCTGGACAGGAAGATGCATTCGTTCCTAATGGCTCACTGACAGAGTTTGCTATCTTCTCTAACAGACGTAATGACAACCCTTTGATTCACTTTGGTGGTTTGTCTACAGCTAATGACAACCCAATTAATGCGGTACTAAACCAAGTTAATACTGAAAGCAGACGGTTAGCATTCTCTAATTACAATGATGCTATTCAGGTTTCACTAGGTAAAAAGATTAAACAACTAGCTGAACCAAATAGCCCTAATATAAACTATAGGGCTTACTATAGAAATATAGAAAACTACTTGCCTAAGGATTCAACTAATCCTATCATAAGAAAAATATATGAACGCAAGAATATAACAGAGATGCGTCAAGGTGCTGAAGGTTGGGGTGACAAGTGGGCTGATCGTGTGTCTCAGGATATGTCTAATCTTGTCTATGACAACATCGGTGTTAAGTTTAACCCTAGCAACCCTGCACATGCTTTGACTAACTTTGGCTTTAAGACAACCTTCTTTGCTGATCCTTTTCAGATGCTTCTTCAAGCGGCACATTCAATAAACATTGTAGGTATGGCAGGTTTAGATGACGGTATAAAAGGTGCTGTCATGGGTAATCTTCTTCTGAAATCTTTAAAGCTAGAGGGTAAACCTTTAGACATTATGCTTGATCGTATGGCTAAACGATTTGGTTACAGCAAAGATGAAATGACAGAGGTACGTCAACTATTTATTGACAGTGCTCGTTATGAGATTGACCCGACAAACCTCATTGAAGGTTATCAAGCCCCAACAAACTCTGTCTCTCGTTCTCGTAAGAAAACTGCCCGTGTTGTAGGCAACAGTCTCAACAAAGGCTGGGAGAAAACTATGAATGCAGGTATGTTCTTCTTCAATAAAGGGGAACAAATAACTCGTGTGACATCTTTTGGTGCAGCAGTTCGTAAGTGGAAGGCTCAGAACCCTGACAAATCTATACTGTCTCCTGAAGGACGTACATGGGTTACAAATAAAGAACAGGCATACTCCTTAAACATGACAAACATGAGCCGTTCTCAGGTGCAGCAAGGTTTGCTGAGAGTACCTACTCAGTTCTACAGCTATATGCTAAGATCTTTTGAAGGTATCTTCGTAGGAAAAGATCTTACGGTACGGGAAAGAATGGGCTTTGCTGCTATGGTAGGGCCGTTCTTTGGTATGACAGGGCTAGGCTTATCTTCAGCTACCTCATCAGCCGTGGATTCTATGAACAGCTACCTTCCCGACGATATGCAGATAGAAGCTGGCAACGATATGTATAGGCTGGTAAAGAATGGACCTATCGATGCTTTGTTTGCATGGGCTGATGACAGATTAGTGGGTGATCGTGCACCTGAAGTGTCAGCAGCAAGCCGTGTCTCTTTAGGTGATGGTGTGGTAGACACCTTTAGGAACTATCGTGATGCATCTGCCCTTGAGATTGTTGGTGGTGCAGGTGGGGGTAAAGCTGGTGATGCATTAGTTGATTTTGCTCAGACACTAGGGGCTATTAAACGTGGTGACGAAATTGTTGTCAAAGAAAAAACAATTGAGTTGTTCAGAAACTTTAAGTTCGTAGACAACCTGTCTAAAGCTTACGGTATCTTACAGTACGGAACATACTCTTCTAAAACAGGGGCTAGAATAGATGCAAACTTTACGAACATGGATGCTTTATTTGCAGCAGCAGGTATCCCTCTTGAAGAAGTACAGCAAGTCTATGACTCAAAAGATATTATCTATAGCTCCAATAAAACTTATCGTCAGTATTCTAAAGAGATAGATAATAGAATAAATTTGTTCTGGGATGCCGTCAATAACCAAGATGCTGAAAGAGCTAACGAATACATGGACAGTATTTATTTGTCTATTAGTCGATTTACAGGGTTAAGCCCTGAGTTACGCCAACGACTAAGAGATCAGGTACTAAGAGGGTTCTCAGACACGACAACCTTTGAACGTGTAGAACAGTTACGGCGTATCGGCAGAGCCACAGAAGCAGAACAACTACTTGAAACAACGAGGTAGACTTTATGTCAGTATTTAATCCTACACTTGAAACTGAAATTAGGTATGAGCAGCCAGTTCAAGCACCTCGTCAGTTTAGTCCTGTTGCAGCATTGGCTGATACAGCTACACAAGCCTTAAAG